ATCTACATACTCTTTTGGCAAATGCGGATTGTCCAGATAAGTGCTATGTATATACAAAAGGTTTTCCGGCGGATTAACCTCACAAAAGTCATAAAGCCAAGAGGACTTAGAAATTGGATTCCAAGCCATTATTATTTGCTGGTTTGCGGCGCTGCCGCGCATTCTCAGGTTTAACTGGTCTACTGTTTCTTTTGGAACTTCAAATGCTTCTTCAATAAATATACAGGAGATATTGTTTATGGAAAGAAGTTTGTTTTCATCGTCCAGCCCCAGAAAAATAACGCGGGAACCATTAGGGAATGTTATTTCAAAATCTGTTTCTCTAATCTTAACATATGGCAGCAGTTGCCATTTACCAAGTATCTCTTTAAACAAACTAAAGACGCTGTTCCTAATAGTTGTTCCATAGCGGCGGCAAGCCAATATATTAATTTTTTCGCGGCAAGCCCGCACAATCAATTTCTAGACAATGAAGTAACTTTTTCCAGAACCGCTCGAACCCATATAACATTCAAACCTATGTGAATAATCCAAAAGGTAAGGATAAAATTTTGAAGAGAACTCTTTGGGAGAAATGTTTAATTCAATATTCATACATACTCCCAATGAAACCCGCCGGCAGTCTTCTTTAAACCGCGGCACGCGGCACTTATACAAGATGAGTTCACGCCGGTCTGCCGCTCTGCTTCACTCATACTGGGATACTCAACACCTGTATCAACACATCTAACAGGGCGCGGCACCCAGTTCCTTTCTTTATAACCACCTTCGTTATTATCCCAGGCTTTTTTGGTATTACCTTTTATATCAGTCCAAGAAAGATTAGAAACACGATTATCATCTGGAATACCGTTTTGATGGTCTACTATATTCTTGCCTTCCTCGCGCGGCAGCCAGGTTAGCGCAATAAGCCGATGAATTAATTCTGTTTTCTATTTGCCGTTCTTCGCAATAAGATTTACTCTTTGATAGCCATACCTATCATATTTGGGTTTTAAATATCTCTACCTAACAATTGACCAAATGCGACCTTCCGTTGTCGCCTAATATTTCCCTTCATAACCAGGGATATCTTTAAACATTTCGTATGTGCTTTCCATTATACGCTTCTCCTTTTATTTATTCGCCATCCGGCTCTTTTCTTTCTCTTTCAGCGTCTACCCACGCTTCACAAAAACTGTAGATTGCGGCACTCAACATTCCGCAAATAATACCTACCGCAGTAACGGTCTGATTTTCAATTGTAAGACCAGTAATGCTGGCGGCAATGCTACCAAGGAATGCGGCAGCACTCAACCAGAACTTGCGGCTTGATAACTTCTTTTTCCAATCAATCATCGTTTTCTTCTCCTATATTAATCTTTATGCTTGGCGTGCTAATATTTGCGTCCACCTTTTGGCTTTGTAAGCCAAGTTGCTTTTGTAGTAAGTCAATGCTCTTCGCCCAAGTTGGACTTTTCTTTCCTTTCTCATCGCGGTACTGAATGTCATCAACTAATTCCTTCATAATCAGTTGTGCCTTATCGCCAATGTGTGCCAAATACTGCGCCCGCACCTCATTAAGATACTCGGTTGCGCCAGCCCGCTTTAAAATCTTTCCGGCTTCAATCAAGCAGGCTTGGTCTGTCATCAACTCAACATCATATACGTCTTTATATGATTGAGTTTTGTTTCCCGTTTCAACAAACCTCTCAATGAACTTCTTCATCTTTGCGGTCAATCCCGCTTGCGGCATCTTCATCACCACTTTCCGGCAGAAACACTAGCGTGTCTCCTACCATTATATATTTATCACCTTCCATTATAATCAAGGTGCCATTTTCAATTTTTGCCATCTTCGCTCCTTTTCTTTGCTATCTCTGCTCTACAACATCCGCATATAGATAAGTATTCCGTCCACGAATCGCCGAAAGCAGATAGTCTCCGCTTGTATTTTTTAGACTGGAATGATATACCTTCCCAATAGTGTCCATTTCTATCCGTATAGTTACACATCGGTTTTTTACATAAATCGCAACATTCTATCGTCATTCTTCGTTCCTTATTCCAAAAAAGAGCGGTTAAACCCGCTCTCTTTTTATTTAAAAATCAAGTTCAAGTGTATTCTCATCAACTTGAGTAATCCAGCCAAGAGATTTCATAGTTTCAATATCAAAGTTGGAAAGATACCATTGGGTATCGTCATCTCCCCATTCTTCTTCATCTTCAAGATAAGTATAGGTTTCGCCCCCATTGATATACATACCAAGCACGTCATCAATGAACATTAGTCTGTCGTAGTCAACAAGGTTTCCAAGTTTATCTGAATAAATCAGTTCATCAATAACGCCAATAAATGAGCGCATATCGTTGTCATACCTATAAAGGTTCTTAACTTTTAATACTTTAGCCATAATATTTCTCCTTTTTTATTTTCTATATATATTATAACATATTATTTTTAAATAATAAATTGATTTGTTATTTATGCTGTGATAATATAATATTTATCATATTCACTTAAATTAATAAGTTTAAGCAAATCTCTATCACCTGTATTATTAATAACATAATCTTCAAAAGCATACTGGTCTTTGGTTTCTACCAGAGCATTATGCGCTTTCAAATCATCTTTTGAAAAGTGATAATCAGATAAACTATCGCTTTCTTTCAGATTATAATCATCAATTTCCCAATCCCAACTTACTTCAATACCGTCAGCAATAAAAGCAACATTATTATAATATAACCACATTAAGTCTTTAATAGTATTGCGCTGATATCCTTTGTTTAACCATCCTTCAATGATTTCAAGTAATTCAGTCTCATCGCTATTTCTCAGTTCAAAGTAATAAAGTTCTTTTGCCATAATATTTCTCCTTTTTCATTTTCTATATATATATTATACTATAATTTTCTAAAAAAATAAATTAGAATGCCTTTTAGCGAACTTTATTCAAATCAAAAACATATTCCGCTTCATAAGGTTCTTTTTCTTCTTCTTCATTAATCCAATCAATCAGCCCATACTTGTCAAGTTCAAGAACAAAATAATTGGACACCCAATGCTTATTTTCTGAATACCAGCCTTCGCTATCTTCACTGACTGTAATCATATCATCTTTTGATGTAAAAACGCCATCGCCATTAGCAAAGATAGATAGAACATCAGCGTCAAGAGTATAAGCGTATTCAGTATCACCATAAGAAATCTTACGATTAATAAGATACATCAGTTGAAGTGCGTTTTCATAATTTACGTTCTTAATAGTTAATTTAGCCACTGTGTATTTTTCTCCTTTTTTATTTTCTATATATATTATAACATTTTTTATAAAAAAAATAAAATAATACATTCCAAAAGGAAAGAAGAAAAATAAAGGCGGCAGCCCCACTAAAAAAGGCGGCAAGCCCTACCAACCTGCCGCCCATATAAGGAGGAAAAGAGATATATTATGGCAATAATCTCATTTATATATGAAAAATACTAACCTGTTATTATTAGTATTTGTCCACGAAGAATATTCTTTTGTTAGAGGTGATAAGACTTAAAGACGGAACCTGCTTATCTTCTCATCTTATCCCTCTAACAAGGTTATTACCCTAGCATATCCGCTGCCAGCCGCCTACTAAGCGTCATCGCATAATCAAGTTACGCTCGGCTTTTTGGTATTCAATTGTCATTTTATATATTATAGAGAGTGAATTTGTAAGATAATGATTTTGGTTGAATGAGACGCGACCGCCTCTTTTTTTATCTTACATATATATTTTAAAATATTTTTTTATAAAAATCAACTCAAATTAACGTATTATTTAAAAAAGTTGATAAGTATATACCTCACTTGATTTTCAAAATTTTTTAGTTTATAATATCTTTAAGAAAAACGAGACGAAGCCGAACCAATGCGATTGGAATTACGGAAAATGGAAGAGCATTGGTGAAAAGGTCTTCGGTTCGTTTTTCAATGGAATACTATGTTTTCAAGGAAAACCACTTATGGAACCAATTTATTTAATCAAAAACCAAAAGAAGAATGAAAATTATACAATCTTAAGTAGAGAAACCATTAAGCAGTGGTTTAAAAACTTATCATTGCGTGAAATTAGTGCTATGTTATATTTAAGCACTTTCCCAAACAAAAAAACATTTGTCCTTTATTCAAACGAGGCGGACAACAGCATTTTTATAGAATTAGCAAAAAAAGGATACGCTAGAAAAATTGGCGATACTATTCAGATTAGATTAGATAATGAAAGAGGCTGGGAATGAATAAATACTTAACTTACAAAACTGATTATAAGCAAGAAGAACTTGCGCAACTTAGTAAAACTACACGTAAATATTTTACTGGCTCTTGGAATTATAAATTTCAAGTTGAATGTAATGAGAAACTTTACAAACAAGTTATTGCCGAATTAGAGAAATGCGGGCTTGCTAAGTATATATACGACTAAAAATTTTTTAAAAATCTTGGACAAAACCTTATAATCCCTTTGTTGTAATTTTCAATATTCTTTGAGAGGGTTTTTAAAAAAAACAAAAACAAAAAACTTATATATAGGGATATATAGTTATATACTTTATACTATTAAGTAAAGCCGCGAAGCGGCTTCCATTAGAAAAGGGTAAGAGATTAATTTCTCTTACCCTTTATTTTTTTGCCTTATAAATCTTCAATAATTTTCCAGAGCGGAACCTTACCGCTCTTCGGTCTTAAATCCGCAAACTCATCATATCTTTCCAGGAACACAGTCCTTAGCGGTGCTGCCGCTTAATCTTTGCCATACCGCGTCTTCCTTTCTACGAAGCATATTTTTACAAGAGGTATACTAATACGTTTTGTATATTTTACTATATCTGTAGTTAACAAGAACTTAGATACAGTCATATTCTTTATATTCCAAAAGAGAAGAAATGTCAATAGTTAGGTTCGTCTTATTTTCGTCTAAATGCGTGCGCGGTAATGTCGCCGGTTTCCAGATTAAACCGATCGGATATAGCGGCGCGGCGGCATTGTTCTACTTATATCGTTAAATAAATAACGGCTTAAGGTTCTAATTACTGTACATTATTACGTCCCCTTTTATGCCTTACTTTTGGCTTTGTTGTGCGAGCAAGGAACTTATAAACAGCGCGTAGGGTAAACTTATTTTCGTCTAAACGCAAAAAAAGCCCTAAGACTATTTCATCTTAGGGCTTAATTTTATTTGTTTTGATTTTCTTTTATAAACTATACTTCAGTGGCAATAACTTTTATGTCGCCGCTTAGTTCCGCAAACTTTTCAGCGTATTGGTTATGCTCCCGCAGTATCTTATCAATAGTGTCCATCTTCGTTTCCAACTGCTATAGCCGCCAATTCACTAACTAAAGTGACACGAACGCAGAAACAAGTATTCCAATTAGCGATATGATAGCCGCAATTATTTCACTGCTCATTACACTGTCCCTCTCACGTATAAATAAATGCCAAATGTAGCACTACCAGATACTGGTCTAACCCCTTGATATTTACCAGAAGTAGTTTTTGTATTAGTAGTACCGTCTTCTATCAACATTACTGAATTAGTACCAAATGGAGAAGCATATTCAAAAGGCACTGAAGTAAAAGTTACAGGATAGGCAAGTCCACCTACCACAGTAGAAGCATATAAATTTCCCCAGGCGGAAAAACTTCTTGATGCTGCCGCAATTGTTCTCCAGCACTCATAATCTCCATTAGACCATTTCCTGTAAGTCCAACCAGAACTTGTTCCGTGCGCAATAACTGAAGCACCTTGCGGCACTAATTTATTAACTTTACTTTGCCCAGAATTATTCCAGGTTATTTGAGTAGGAGAAACTAGGGTATAAGTAGCGCCAGATGTAGCAAGCCCTACTGTCAATTCCTTGCCTGTATAATGACCTTTTGAACCACTTGCTCCGTTCCCATTATCTTCGTAGAAAGTAATGCCAGACGCATTTAAAGAAGAATAAGTAGTAGTTGCGCTATTTGACCTAACTGTTACTCCTGTGCTACTATAAGAGGCATTTGGACTACTGGTATTTCCATTATAAAAATTCAGTGCCGATGGAGAATTATATGAGTAGGTTGTTGTAGAAGATGTGCTGCCAACTACTGCCGCGTCTTTCCCATACATAGTATTTCTACCACTTTGATGAGGAAATAAAGCACCATTTTTATCATATTGAGCCTGTAAAACCGACGCTCCGCCATTTACATTATTGTAAAATTTATAGGCTTCATTATCAATTCTTGCGTAGTCTTGCGCTCCAGTCTCATACCCATAAGGGTAAAAATAAATATAAGGGACGTGGGAAGTTCCATACTTAGAATATAATGTAATAGAACCAACTGCTGTATCATCTGTTGTATAATTTGAGGATATTGTTACAACTTGATTATTTGTAGTTGCTCCCGTTGCCGCCATAGCCTGTGGGTTAAATAAAAATAGTCTACCATAACCCAAACTGCTATCAGATACATTACCGCTATCTAAGAAAACGGTATTGCGTCTATTCCAACTTTGGTTTTCGTCAACTATTTCTACGCCGCCCATAGCAAAACTATCCGCATACATTCTTGCGTTAGCATATCTTGTTCCGCTGGAATTATATTTTGATATTGAGAAACAGTTATTATACAGCCCAGAACGAGAATAGTCAGAAGCCATCTGAGACTGAGTAGGTTCTATTGTAAGCATCGCTTTTAGCGAATCAGATTCAGTATCTCCTTCTTCTTCATCCCCACCTTGGGCTTTAGCACTAACCGCGACAGCACCATTCAAATTTATCTTACTAGCATCAATAGTAATTGTTTCTGCTGTTTGGTTAATAGTTGAAATAATTTCATTTGACCCAACTTTACCAGCAACTTCTAAGGTAAGACTTGCCGCGGTCTGATTTAAAGTAGATACATCTCCTTGTAAATCCGCTATAGTGGAAACAGTACTGTCTAATGTTCTCTTAAATTTATTATATTTGCCATTCTGGGCAATTTCAGAGGATATTAAAGAATTTGATACTGTCCTTGAATAATTACCCGTGCCCTCTAGAATGATACCAGAAGGAGATATTTCCCAATTAAAAATGGGGCAATTATATGTTGTTCCACTCTTGGTATAGTTCATCCAAGAGTAAGTAAGAATTCTAGTCCAATCATATAAAACACTATCCTATACAAAGGTTTCTATCCTCATTGGGGTATATGTTTGAAGTGAATGAACTTTATCATATAGAGGCTGTAGGAAAGTATCTCCATCAATAAGTGGATTATAGGGCATAGATAATTGTTCATTACCGGTGCCGTAACTCACCCCTACATCTGAAGAATCTGTTCCAAACCAAATCTTATCTATTTGAGGCACAGCATATTCCGCAAGATCTATAGATTTAACATTATTATCCGTATACTCTAAAGGAAGAATAACAGTGCGGGGATGGAATATGGTTACACTACTCATAGAACTACCTCTAGCATTAAAGGAAGAAATATTAATGCCGGCAAGTTGTGTAGCCCATTGTAATAATTGTCTTACAGTTAATCCTGTGTATCCAAAATTCTTATTAATTTGGTAGTTTTGATTTATTGCTAAATTCGGAATAGCATCTATGTATCCTTCATTTTTTAACTTATTAAATAAATTAGTTAAAGTAAAACTTTCTTCTCCAGCAATTTCTTCCATAAAAGTATCAGGAAGTATTTTATCTATATCACATAATCCTACCCTTGCTGTTACAGAATAGGTTACTTGTGCTGTTTTATTCTTAACCACGCTTGTTACTGTGGCATTAAATACTGTTGAGTTAATACTAGAAATAGAAAAAGTATCCCCTACAGAAAATACTTCATCTGTTTTAAATGTAATGGCTACAGTAGAAACATTACCTATAGAATAATCTTCTGTGGGGCAATTGATACCAGATATTTTCCAATCATAAATATGTGTGGGATATAGATTGACGCCATTTTTTACAATATAAATATCCATATCAAGTCTCTCCCATTATCTCTATGGCGTTAAATTGAATGCCTTGCCACAAGCCATTTCTTACAACACCACTATACATTGAGCCGCGACCATTGGAAGTATATACATAGCAAGTTTTCTCTGAGTTAGTTGCTATATCATAAAATGTGATATAGTATTTACGTCCCATAACTCTATCAAGAATCTTGCTAGCAAATAAAGCGCTACAAGGCGGCAATTGTATTTCCACTTTGCGGGCACGGCTTAAAATCCAGGTAATATGAATATAGCCATCTACGCTTCTGCCGCTATCTTCTGTGGCAAGAGAGTCATAATCAACATTTAAGCCGCCGCCTTGAAATGGAGCAAAGCGAATGCTATTTGAACTGGTAACACTTGCGGCATTGGCTTCAGTTAAATCTATAATATTAGAAGGTGTTGCGGTTGAAGATATAACCACTTCACCTTGAGTATTTAAATAAGGCATTTTATTCCTTTCTTGCCGAAGGGCTGCTTTTGCGGCAGCCCCTCAGCCATTTTATTTAGAATAGGCTTGTGCCAGTTTGAAGCCTATATTGATTGTTACCGCGTGCGGCGGATTTTGCTATTTGAGTATCTCCAAGAGAAACAGATAAGTCTTTATCATCAATGGCGCTGATAATCTGGCGGAACCCTTGGACGAGGACGCCGACAATATCATCATTGCTGTTCTCAAATATCTGCGTCAGTTTGCGTTCCGGCGTTACAATTTCTGGATTATTGCGCGCGCCAGGATATTCGCCCATCATAGCCATAGTAGGTTCATCAATGATGCCGCCCTTGGCAAGACGAGGAATATAAACACGGTTAAGCCAGACATTTACACCTACAGTTCTTAAAGCAGAAAGAATACCAGAACCATTTAACTTATCTATTATTCTATTAAGACCGCTTTCAAGTGTATTGATAAGACCGTTAATCATATTCTTAGCGGCTTGTACTAAACTAATATTTTCAAGACCAGATTTAATAGAATTAAATTTATCTCTCCAATAAGTCCAAGTAAACTTAGGAGATACGTTTTTATCCCACCAAGACTTAACTTCTGCCCATTTTTCTCTCATCTTAGTTAAAATAGAAGCATAACCTAAGCCGTTAGGAATAATATTGAATTTCTCTTTCCAATAGCCAACTGTAAACTTAGGAGCAATATTCTTATTCCACCATTCTTTGACAGAATTCCAAGTTTCTTTAACCTTACCAACTATTGGAACATTGCCAAGACCAGTCTTAATTGTTTCAAACTTAGTTTTCCAATAGGCAGATGTGAACTTAGGCGCAACGCTTGAATTCCACCAGCCTTTTATACTATTCCAAACGCCCGATACGGTTTGATAAAATGGAGTGTTAGAAATAGCGGTCTTTATGGAATTAAACTTGGTCTGCCAATATGAGAGAGTAAATTTAGGAGCAACATTTTGGCTAAACCACTGCTTAATATTTCCCCATACTAATTGAAGAACACCTAACCAGCCGCCTTGCTCCCAAGCATCTTTAATTGGCTTAAACTTTTGCTTCCAGTATTCTAAGGTGAACCTAGGTGCTACATTCTGAGTAAACCACTGCTTTATCTTATTCCAAGTATTAATTACTATCTTGTCCGCTTCGTCCATTATATTAAGCAGCCAGGCATTTAATTTACCTAATGGGCTATTTTCATAATCAAAATCTAACCCAAAGAGATGCTCCCAATCAATATCCCAATCTTCAGTAAAGCCAAGGAATTCTTGTAAACTATCTGGCATTTCCCAACCAAATAGTTTTGCTCCACCAAGTGCTTCTTCAAGCGCGTGAACTTTATCAATAACCCAATCAATAGCATCGCCTAAGCCTGTTAAGAATGGTGAATCAAATTGCTCTCCTAAGATTTTGAAAATACCACCAAGGTCGCCTTCATTGTAAGCCTCTTTTAATTTCTCCCAAGTTTCTTTCCATTCTTTAATCTTCTCTACGATACCAGGGAGAACATTATCGCGGAAATTCTCAAGGTCTTTAATTGCCCATTCTGGCAACATCTCACCAAAAGATGGAAGAATATCTGAGCCGTAATCATCAAGGTCATCAAGGAAGGAACCAATGTCTCCGTTAGGATTATCCTGTGAAGGGAAGATATTCAGTTCATCAAAGCCGGCAATAAGTGTTTTAAGTTTCTTTACTGCGGTTGTGGTTGCCTCAGTGTTCTTTTTGACCGCTTGAGTGCGTTCAACCACATTGCTATATTCAATATCAACACCAAACAGGGTCTGGATTATCATATTGATTTTAGCAATCAGAACTGTAATTTTAACAACAATATTAGTAATCAGAGGCATCAGTGCTTGTGCCAAAGTGTTCTTTAATCCTTGCCACGCCGCACGCATATCTTGTAAAGCATCAGTAAGATTTACGCTTGCTTTAACAACTCTGCCATCCATAGTAGCCCCCAAGAGGTCATACTGATAACTAAGTCTCTGTATCTCTGCCGAGTTAAGGGCTAATACAGGGGCAAGTTCAGCAGATGCGCGCCCGAACAGTTTATAAGCCATTTGTGCCCGCGTTGTACTATCTTCTACCTTTTGGAGTGCTTCAACAGTTTTCTCAAACAGTTGTTCTTGTGATAACTCATCTGGGTTAATACCTAACTGTTTGAAGTAATCACTATTTTGACTGCTCATTGAAGCCGCCGTTAAACCACGCATAGCAGTCTTTAAATTGGCTGCCTCAACTCCGCATCTTTCAAGTATATATGACCATTTCTGGTAGGTTGTGGTAGACATACCTACTTTTTGGCTTGTCTTATCAATTTCGTTTCCCAGTTTAGCAACTGAAAAAACATTTTTAATTGCGGCAATTCCGCCAACGATAACCGCAACGACGCCACCAATCAGACCGACTTTTAATGTTTTCTTGATAATATTAAACGTAGTATCAAGAACTTTAGTAATTAAATTACCAAGGCTTTCGGCGCCTTTCTTTATTTGGCTGCCAAGAACTTCAAATACATTCTTTATATTTCCACCAATTGTAAATGGTCTTGTTGCTTTTTCAATTCCCGCTTTAATTGTGGAACGCAGACCGTCAAAAGCGTCTCTAACCTTTTTCTTTATTTTATTTATAGCCTTTAAAAAGCCAAAATTATTTTCATTTGCGATACTTTCATCATTATCTAATTTAATCTTCGCAAAAGGTTTCCCCACCGCAAGATTAGCGGTTCTCGCCTCAAAAGTGCGAATGGCTTTGTCTAATCTTTGTAGACTGCCAACGCCGCCTTTCTCCGCTAATTTTGCTGCTTTTTCTACTTCCCTTAAATCCTTTGATAATCTGCGGTATGGTGATTGACCTTTTTGTAATCCGGCTCTTTCTGTGTATTTAAATGTTGACTCACCAAGTTCTTTTAGCGTACCCTTAAGTTCAAGTATTACATCATTAATATCTTCTTTTCCAGCAGAAAGTTCTGCCGTATAATCATATAACTGTTGGGTTAATTTGCCGCTTCTTGCCTTTGGACTTGAACCAGAAAATTCTATATCAGCAAGTTCTTGAAAAACTTTTCTTACATCTTCTGCCGCCTTATTGGATGACGCTTTAATCCCACTAAATACATTCTTAAAACTTACCTTAGCCTTATCAATGCTATCCGATACGTTTTTTATCTTTTTAGATAAATTATCAAAGATATTAAGTAAGGAATTAATTTTAATGCCATTAAGACCAACAGAATGAAGAGACCTATTAACTGCTTCAATAGCAACATTTGAAGCATCCGCACCTTTTGCGAGATTTTTTGTATCTTGTCCTAATTTTTTAAGTGAGGTATTTGCCGCCTGTGTGTCTGCGACAATCCGCACTCTAATAGTTTCGTCCATTATTCATTCCTTTCAAGTTTTTGGTTGAACATATCAGCCCAGGCTTTAAAAGTATTAACATCTTTCATTACCTACATTGCTTTTTGTTTTTCCTTTATATCATCCTCTTGGAATAATTCAGGGAAAACCTCATATATTTCTGGATATTTATTACTATCCAAAATAGCAACACCGATAAGAGAAGGTAGTCTATACAGAGACATTGCGGCAAACTGATTCTTCCGCTTCTCTCTCCAGCCCCAAGCCTTTATTGCCCTATTAACTTCAGGAATGGTCATATTCCAAAACTCTTGTTCATTAAGACCAATATTAAGGGCGTAGTCACACAACTCTAATATGAGTGAATCTAGACTACGCCCTTCATCTATTAGTTTTTTGAGTCTTCCTCTGTCGCTTCCTCATCTTCTTGTGTTCCCAGTAAGCCAGCATTTTGGAATACCTTCATTAGAGTATCTGATAAGAATTCATAGATGGAATGACCTTCCTCAAAATAACTGTCAAGCAGACCGGCAGCCTTCTCTACTGAGTATCCGTTATGATAAGGCTGAAGCGACTGGTGAAGCGTTAAAACTACTTCTTTAATCTTGGGCAACTGTCCATCACTCAGAGCAAGGAAAATATCAGTAGGGTTCTTGCCCAGTTTATCTTCCAACTCCATAATGCCCATAGTGGTTAATCTTAATTTAAATGTCTTGTCTTTTACAGACCATTCAGTATATAACATATTATATTACCTTACCTTTATTTTTTATTCTTCCTTTTGGAGTAAAAAAGGGGATAAGGAAAAGGAAGGAAAAAACCTTATCCCCCGCAGTTATTACTGCTTATT